TATTACAAACAAACGTAGACCGTGAAGTATTACAAGAGCGTATTGAAGAAGTGCGCAAGAAAATCAGTGAAGAAACGAACGGCTTCTTCCGTAGTAAGCTTGAACAACGGTTATCCATGCTTTCCGGCAGTGTCGGGATCGTATACGTTGGGGCTGACTCGCAAGTCGAGCTAAAAGAAAAGAAAGACCGTGTTGAAGATGCAATATATGCGGTGCAGGCAGCTTTAAAAGAAGGTATTGTACCTGGCGGCGGCTGTGCTTTACTGCATGCTTCACAGAAGATTAAATCTACAAGTACCGGACACACTATACTACTAAGCGCTATCCGCGCACCATTTAATACAATAATGGAAAACGCGGGTATTGCACCTGACGAACCTATTGTTACTAAAAACAAAGGTGTAGATGCTAAAACTGGTAAAGTTGTAAATATGGTTAAAGCGGGGATTATCGATCCTGTGTTGGTTACCAAAACAGCATTAAAGAACGCGGTAAGCGTAGCGACAACTATTATGTCTGCAGATTGTATAATTTCTAACCAAAGAATCGAAAATGCAGGCAATTAATTACTTTATAGTTATCCGCAAAATAAAAGAAGCACCAAAGAAAGTTGGTGGCCTTGAGCTTACTGAAGACCAAAATAAAGACGTTAGGTATTTAAAAGCCGAAGTCGTTAGTGTGGGCGATAAAGTGCAGGGTGTTGTACCGGGTGATACCATACGGTACGATAAATATGCAGGTCATGGTATAGAATGGAAAGATGAACTGTATCACGTTATTAATCTCGGTGATGTAGTTATTGTGGAATGAGGTTAACACCTGCTGATCTACGTGAAATAAATTTGTTTAAGTATTACAGGCTCGTTAGGAAATGGGCCTGTAAAACTTACGATATACTTGATGCAGATTTAGAACTACTTATCTATTTAGATTGCAAAGATCGATTTACACGTAATGATTTTATAGAGGGCACTTACACCTACGCTTGGGATAAGAAGCGGTGGGACCGGTTAAGACAGCAAGGGTGGATAGATACCTGGCGCAATAGAAACCGCACCACTATCAAGTACAGTGTTTATAAAGTATCACCGAAGGGTAAGCGTCTGATAACACGCATGTATAGCATAATGCTTGGGGAAGAAGATATACCTATTGGAACCACGAGCAAGTTTTATAAGAACAAATCATATACTGATAAAGTCTACAATAAGGCTATAGACGATATGATTAAAGACAAAGACAGATAATGATGTATTCTAAGCCTATCACACAAAGAGCTAAATGTAAATACGGCAACATGCCAGCTAACCAGGAGGTGACCATTGATGCAGCGGGTAAAAAACCAGGCAACTTCAGTGCGTCACCTATGAAAATTAAAAAGGGCTGCGGTTGTGGCTGTGGTGGGTAATGTTTAAGCTAAAGGACAAAAGTACCATATTTGGTATCAATAAAGAAGCGTCAGACCATGGCACACCTGTTTTTGAAAAACAACTTGATAAAGGTATAGACGCTGAGGCCAACCGTGACGGTACTATTTTTGTTCAGAAGGGGTTATCTCAGAAAAAAATAAATAGTGCAGTAGAACACGAAAAAGTGCACTTAGATCAGATAGCGCAGGGTAGGTTAGATTATACAAATGGTAATGTTATGTGGAAACCCACTACAAAGTCACCTATGAAGCTTTACAGCCGTAGTATTATGGCTGAGGGTGCTAAAAATCTACCGTGGGAAAAAGAAGCATATAACAAAACAAAGAAATAAGATGGCATACGTACAAGCAAACTCGCCGTTTAAAAAATTAAAGAAAACCACCAAAGGTAAAGGTCGTCATTTTTTGACCGCTAAAGAAGGCGCTGGAATGACGGCAGCAGGCCGCAAAGCATATAATAAAGAAACCGGCGGTAATCTTAAAGCACCACAACCGGGTGGCGGCAAGAGACGCACGTCTTACTGTGCTCGTTCAAGAGGACAAATGAAGATGCACAATATCAACTGTTCTAAAACACCGGATAAAAGAATCTGCGCAGCACGCCGCAGATGGAAATGCTAATAAAAAAATAAAGATATAAAATGGCAAATATAACAACAACAGGTTTTGCATCAGAAGCAGTTAGCGTAACTAAATCTGATTCAACTATTTTAAACGGCGTTGCTTTATACGTCGGCACAGGTGGCGATCTAACGGTTACAATGTCTGGCAGCGTAGCTGATGTAGTATTTAAAAATGTACCCGATGGCACTTTTTTACCAATAGCTGTAGAAAAAGTAAAAGCTGCAACAACAGCTGCTGACATTTTAGCTTTAGGGTAATTAGACTAAGTACAAAAAATGATTAAAAATAATCTATACGATAAATCTCTTTTGGTTGTTACGCCAGACGGCTATGTAGAAGGCAAAATGTGGGTAACAAAACCTACAGACACTTCTTTTACGTTTAGCCGAGGTAGTATTAATGTTTCTTACGTTGACAAAAATGGCTATTTGAAAAAAGTTGTATCAGATGTTAATGTTCCAAGGTTAGATTATTCTTTAGGAGCACCTGCTTTTTTAATAGAAGACTCTTCTACAAACCTTGTGCCTTATTCAAATATTAAATCATTAGGATATACCTTAAGCGGTAATGCTACTATTACAGAAGACGCTACTAATAGTCCAGAAGGTACACAAAACGCAAGTTTAATCACAGGAAATAATAATAGTGCATATGTTTATTCAGCTGGTATTAATGTAACGCAGGGTGATTTATATACTAAGAGCATATACATAAAAAACATAAACTCTTCTGAGTCTAAAATAGAGTTTGAAAACGTAGGATACTCTTTTAATATTGAGTGGGACGGTGAAACCCTATCTGCAATAACAGAGCACAATAATCCAACAAAACAAACGGTAAAATACAGCTATTTAAAAGATGGTTGGTATAGGGTTTATGTTACAGAATTAGCAACTAGCACATCATCGGCAGTTAAAATATATCCGAGTGTAACCAACGAAAGCGGAACGATAAGTTGTTATGGTGTTCAGTTAGAATTAGGAGAATTGTCAAGCCTAATACATAATTCCGGGTCTGCTAATACGCGATCTGCTGAAACTACTAATTCTTATTCAATTAGCTTACCTGCAACAGGGACGATATGTTGTTTTACTGGTGGAACTTCCGCTGGAATAATGTCAGTTTTTGGTGAGTCTTTTACACCTAGTGCTGAACAAAATAAAATAGCTATTGCTTATTCAGCAACCAACTTAAACATAAGCTTAAATGGGCGAATAGTTGTAAAGAAAGAAGGAACATATGATGTTTCTAGCTTATCAACTTTAAGTTTGGGTCAAGGTAATTTACATAAAGCTTTTTACTTTATAAATGAGTTTTTAATAGACTCTGAATTAAACGATATAACAGACTAATGAGTGTATTATTTGACATATCATCTAAAATTGTTTTAGAAAGCGACTCTACGGAAGCACTAAATTATGTGTTTGATTCAGGGGATACAGATGTTGTTGCGGCTTATAGCTTTAGAAGACTCTCGCCGGATTATTACGGTGCTTTAATAAGCGTAAGAAATAAGGACTTAACTACACAAAAAGATTTTTATCCTTTAAGTAACGGTAAAATAGATGAAAATGAATTAATGTCATACCTTGGGGATTCTCAAGGATTTTTAGTTAATTTTTATAATCAAGCAGCAAATGCTAAAACTTATAACAATCCTGCAAATAACGACGGCAACAGTTATGCCGCTAATGCAAGGCAGCCTAGAATAGTTCTTAATAAGGCTATAAACAGAAAAAATGGATTAATTTCAGCACCTTTATCGCAAGGGGCTGCAATAGATTGGTTAAAAGTTGATAGTAGTTCAAGCAATCAAATTACGGATAATATGTTTGCGTATTTTGTAGGCGCACATGATGGCACAAGCTCCAACAATGCTATGTTTTCAAAAAGCGGAGAATATGAGTTTATATATACAACCCCTACAAACGTGCAGTATTCTGATTCTACTAATTCTGTAGCAAATTTAACCCTTCCAACCGCTAGTAGCGATTTGCGCATACATTCTTTTAGTAGAAATAAAACGTCTAACGCTATCGATTTACAAGTAAACGGAACATCTAATAGTTATTCAATATCAGGGAATATATCTGCTACTAATTCAGATTTATATATAGGAGCAAGACCAGATGGTAGCTACCCGTTTTTAGGAGACTTTCAAGAGCTTGTAATATTTAACAGCTATAAAGATTCTACTGATAAAGCCGCTATACTAGACGGTGTAAACAAATATTATAACGTATACTAATGTTAGGATTAAAAATTTCAATAAAAACAATTTTTAATGGCCTTAGATTTCCTTCTTGGCTAAAGTCTTATTTTGACAATACTTCTTCAGCTGATACAATTGTTGATGATAAATGCGTTCAAAATAGAGCTAAGTTTTATAATAAAACAACAAGAGAACAGTTAATAGCTAATAGACTTAGCCATAATATAGGTAGCACTTCTGAAAATAACTCTAATACAGCTTTATTAGTTTCATCTCTTATGGACGAAACGCCGGTTATATTTCCTTCTCAAAACTCTAATGGCGGGGATGTAAATTTTTTTGTGGTAGGAGATTCTTTAACTGCATATATAAAACGTAGAGATAAAGTTATAATGTCTATATGTGCGGAAAACGAAAAAATATCTTTAGACGAGGTTGATACGCCTGGTAGACAGTATTTTCAAGACGATAGTAAATATGGAGATTATCAAGGTGATGATGTAGAAATTGCGCACGATTTAAGGTTATATACAGATTATAGCCTTATTCAAGATAGCGATTTAGATTTCCCAACTACACGTCAAAAAACGCAAGTTTGGTATAACGAAAATTCTTTCCCTTCATATTTAAAGCATTACGGCATAGGTGGGAGTTCTGCAGAAGAGCATTTATTTATACTTAATGCTAATATTGCTTCGCAGCCAGTTAATAACACATCAATACTTTGGTATTTAGATTTTTCTAATGAGCTTCAGGGTAATGATGGTAGCGATGAAAATAATCCTTTACAGACTATAGCGACACATCCCGGTGATATTCAAACTAAAGTTGATAACGCTATCGACAATGTAATTGCTGTTATTGAAGCTGCGCAAGCTAATAATCTAGAAGTTGTTTACACCATACCCCCACCATATAGGTTAGAAGTACTTGAAAATGATGAATCACCTGGAGATGAAGCAAATGTTAGGGGTAATATTTATAACGAAAGACAAGCTATCTTTTTGGGATATGCAACCCCTCCAGTTGATCCAGATAACGGAGATAATACTACTGTCGGTTCTAATTTTAACTCTATAATAGAATATTTAGATGCCGCAGGCGTAAAATATGTAGATGCTTTTGCTCCATTATTAACCTACGACACGAGTGCATACTCCAGTAAAGGAGAGGCTTACACAGCAGGTGAAATTGGAATGGACCCTAAATACGCTTTTGACGATGATTGGCATCCTAATGCTGCGGCTTTTCGTGTTGTAAAAGATCAGATATATCCTAAGTTTTTAGAAATCATAAACAGTTAAAAAATGCCAAACATATTATATGAAGATTTAAAACTTTGGTACAAGGCTAATAGAAATTCTACTGGAGTAACACATTCTCAAATACCCTCAGACGGTACCGGAAATGGCACCTTTAGTAACGGGGGTAATAATTTAGCTACATTAGTTAGGGCAACCTGTCCTGCTTTAAGTTTAGCTTACACATCCAGCGAAATTAGAGATGCTTGGCAAATCGAAAATTTGATTTCTAATGGAATAATAACCGATAAAGAATTTACTTTTTATATAGATTTTGATGTAACAGATAGAAACAATGGTAGCAACGTAATTACATTTCATAATAGCGGTGGTTTTAAAATGATAACTATAGGCCTTAGTGGAGGTAATCCGGATAAATATAGAGTAAGGGCTGATATTAGCGCACTACCGACTTGGATTCCTAGCACAACTTCTACAATTTCCGGGTTTGTAAAAATGATTATTAAATACGATGGCGGTAATTTATCGCTATTTATAAATGGCATAAAACAAGGGTCTAATCCGGAAAGCTTTACAGATGTAATAGATGAGATAAGATATAATAGTATTTTTCAAGGTGCCACACAGATAGAAGAGATAGCTATGTGGAACTTCCCTAAGACAGATGCTGAATGCTTAGAATTAACAAGAACATAATAAATAAATTAAATTAAATGAAAGGTGAAATTACTGATGCAGATAATAAGGAAGATTAGTGTTGGGAAGGACTATAAAAATGACGCTATGCACTATTCTGTTGGACAGGAAGTGTATGGTGGTCACACTATAGTCAACATTATAGAAGAAGAAGATAAGTATTCTATCTATATTCAGAAAGCTGATAATGTAATGCCATGGAAAGACTTTAACAAGAACATGGCTGTTTCTGTAGAATACGACCTCAACTACTAATGAAAAGCGTCTTTAACTTTATGGTGCGCCCTAAAAGTTCTAGGTCAACCAGTAAAAAAGATATAGGCGGTAAAGAGCTACTTTTAAATACAGAAGTACAAAACCACCACTATACTAGCAGAATAGGTATAGTTACCGCATTACCAATTGCAACCCCCACGGATATAAGCATAGGTGATGAAGTAATACTACACCACAATGTATTCCGTAGGTTTAGAGACGTAAGAGGTGATGAGAAAAACAGTAAATCGTATTTTAATGAAGACCTGTTTTTTGCCCAACCCGATCAGATATATGCTTACAAAAACGAAGGCGAGTGGTGTTGTATTGACGGTTATTGTTTTATAAAGCCGATAGCTAATAAAGATAAGTTTTCATTAGACCACGAACGCGTAGGTATAGGTGTTGTTAAATACGCTAGCGAAGGCTTTAAGAAAGATGAGCTTGTAGGCTTTAAGCCTGGAATGGAATACGAATTTAATATAGAAGAGCAACGATTATACCGCGTTCCCACCAATCAAATTACAATTAAATATGACTACCAAGGAGACGAAGAGGAGTATAATCCAAGCTGGACGCAAAGCGGTTGAAGAATTGATTAAGGTAGCTGAAGAAAAAATCATTACTAATACAGAAGATGATGTATCAGCTGACAGGTTAAAAAACGCAGCAGCAACTAAAAAGCTGGCAATCTTTGATGCTTTTGAAATATTAACGCGCATCGAAGAAGAAGAACGCATCCTTGAAAACAAACCTAAAGAAGAAACTAAGAAAGAAGCTTTTAAAGGTTTTGCAGAAAAACGATCTAAGTGATGTACGAGCAGAACTTAGTTAAGGTTGTAGAACCTATAAAGCTTACAACTGTAAGTAGATTAAACCGATCAAAAGCATGGAAGTACGGTTACAATAAAGAGCACGATCTTATTGTAATAAGTAAGACAGGGCAGATTGGTGAAATAATTGAGATACAAAATTTGTGTATAGCATTGCCGCTAGCACCAAAAAACCTTAAGAAAGGTGAAAACAAGTGGGTGGTTTCAGAGTATCCTAAGGAGCTAAAAAATATCAAGAGTATATTTGATTGGCAAACATACCCGGACGCGTTTAAAAGCAACTGGGAAGCGTATATAGATGAAGAATTTAACAGACGTGAGAACGGATACTGGTTTTACAACAAAGGTGTACCAACTTATATTACTGGTACTCATTACATGTACTTGCAATGGTCAAAGATTGATGTTGGACACCCTGACTATAGAGAGGCAAATAGACTCTTCTATATATTTTGGGAAGCCTGCAAGGCTGATACTAGATGCTACGGAATGTGCTATCTTAAAAACAGACGGAGTGGATTCTCGTTTATGGCATCAGGTGAAACCGTCAATCTTGCAACAATATCAAGTGACGCCAGATTTGGTATTTTATCGAAGAGTGGTGCTGATGCCAAAAAGATGTTTACCGACAAGGTTGTACCCATCTCAGTTAACTATCCATTTTTCTTCAAACCTATCCAGGACGGTATGGATCGGCCAAAAACCGAACTTGCTTATAGAGTTCCAGCTTCTAAGCTCACTCGAAAATCCATACAAGCGCAAGAAAAACAAATAGAGCTTGAAGGACTTGATACAACAATTGACTGGAAAAACACTGGCGACAACTCTTACGATGGCGAAAAGCTTAAGTTGCTTGTCCATGACGAAAGTGGTAAATGGGAAAGACCAGACAACATCCTTAACAACTGGAGAGTTACCAAAACAACGTTAAGGCTAGGGGCACGTATTATTGGTAAGTGTTTAATGGGCAGCACATCGAATGCGTTAGATAAAGGTGGTGATAATTTTAAAAAATTATATAACGATTCAAACGTAACTAAAAGAAACTCTAATGGACAAACCAAATCAGGACTATATTCATTATTTATCCCAATGGAGTGGAACTACGAGGGATTTATTGATGAGCACGGGTGGCCCGTATTTAATAATCCTGATGGAAAGGTTTTGGATCCTTTTGGTGACGTTATTGAGCAAGGGGTTATAGATTACTGGGAAAACGAAGTTGAAGGTCTTAAACAAGACCAGG